TGTGTATTTGTTAATGTTGCCATTGACTTTTAAATATGTTATTAATTTTTCAATATTTTTTTTCTTTACCTTATACTTCATAATACCCAACCATTGAAAAGAGCATCTTTATCAGGATGTATATCATCATTTGTATTGCTTGTATATTCTGGAAACAAGCTCTGATTAAAACTCATATAATCAATAAATCTTCTTGTATAGTATTCTGCTATATCTCTGTGTTTTTCTACAAGGTAATCTACTTCTTCTTTGCTTACACTTTCTGCATTTTCTGAAACGTGCTTACTGATGCCACCATTTTTAATCTGATATGCTGCAAAAGGTAAATAGTCCACCATTGCAAAATGGATCAGCATAGGTTGTATAAAATCATTAACAAGGTTTAAATAATTACCTGCCAAACTACCTGCAATAATATCAGAGCTTATTTTGTTGTATAGATCAGTACCTAGATAGTTTCTAATATGTATCTGTTGTGCGATCTTGACAAATCCAATAAATTTATCTACATCAACATTACCATCAATGATTGAGTTTCTTTTTAAATCTATCGGTTTTATAAATAATGCTACTGCCATCTTTTAATTCTTAAATCCCATTTTATTCCAATATGCTGCCGTAAATCCTTTGTTAGGCATATTACGAGGTGCTATTGATACTTTCTTTGCATTTTTCTCTGGTCTAAAACCTTTCTTTATCGCACTTGTTGTACTAACCACATCACCTAGAGATTTGTTGCCTTCTTTTCTTGCATATATTCTTCTAGTCCATCTGTGATGACATCTTGCACCACCCTTATAAAGCCATATAGAATATGTATTTGCACCATCCTTACCGAATCCTGCATTGACTACTTTTTTATCCATCGCCTTAATATCCTCTTTACGATAAACTTTCTTTGCGTTCATCATCTTGATACAAAATTCTCTTGATCTACCTTTTCTTGTTTTGTAAGCACCACTATAAGGTGTGTACATATATCTTACTAGATAGATAACATCTTCTTGTCCTTTCTTTTTTGACTTGCCATCTTGTTTACTATCTCTGTATGGTTTTGCACTTCCTGTGTTTGCAAGTTCTGTCTTTTCGTTCAGCTCTGCAATCTTCTGATCTAATTCGTTCTCTGTTTCGTAATCTACTTCAAACTCATCTATTACATCATATTTTTCTAACAACTCATTCTCATCCTCTCCCAAATCTATCAGGGCATCTGCAACATCATTGTCTATGTATTTGTCTAAATCACTTCCTAGACTAACACAACACCTCTCCTCGCTTAATTTAACACCTGTTTCTTCCTCTTTCGTTTCTTCATCCTCTACATTCTCCAAGTCTGTAAATTCAAGTGGTTGTAAGGTCTTAAAATAAAGATTGAGTGAAATCTTGTTGTATGCCAATATTTTGTCAAAACAGTCTATTAATAAATGTTGAAAAGGTCTGATTACTGTATTGTCTAGTAATATAGATGCAGTTTTTAATTCATCTGCATTGTTACCTAATCCTGATTGGTCTTTGATACCAATAAGCATAGGAGATACAATACGATGTGCTACCATTATTTTTCTTGTGCTTTCCTCACTTAAAAACTGATATTGTTGGTGTGCATCAGATAATTGAACAGGATCAATACTTGCTGCCGTGTCTGCATTGTCATTGAAAGCTAAAATAAATTTACCTGCATTACTACTTCCAGAAAACTTTTGTGATATTCTTTGTTCAATAAGTTCTCTTTCTTCTTCGTTTGGTACACCATTGTTGAAATTAATCAACATACTTGGAGACATACCATTCATAATATTGTTCAAATGAAAATTACCTACTTCTTCTTCAAGCTCTGCATATTGCAAACCACCCTGATAATCTACAGGACTATAGTAATGATACCCTGCTCTATAAGGTTTTACATACAATATTTCTATTGATTCTTTACTCTTACCAAACGCAGGTATTCTTTTTAGTTTGCTTTGTGGTTTATATTCTGCCCAATCGTGAAAATAATAGTAGGCATTTATCTCGCCATCCTCTCCTGACTTTTCAGCTCTTAATGTTTCTACTGGGAAGTGTTCTACTTGTGCGATTGTCTTTCTGTCTTTTGAATAGATGATTTGTATTGAGCATTGTCCCATCAATTTTAGATCATAGCAAAGTTTTCTTATGCAATCATTATTGAATAAAGAAATCATCTTTGCGTATTCTTCTGGTTTTCTGTTGCTATCGGTAGCATCTAAACCTTTTCCATAAATCATAGCAGAGATAGCATTTACAATCGCATTATTTGTTGGACTGCCATTGTATCTATCTATAAGATATTTAAAGTAATTGTTATCATCGCCATACCCTATCCATTCTTTGTTTTTGTATTCAACAACTTTTGGTGTGGTGTAACTACTTAAATTTATAACTCTTAAATCGTTCATACTATTATGTAATCGTTATCGTGTGATCCTGATGTTTCATCAAATGTAAACTGTCCATTATTTATATCATAATGATTGTTGTTTGCTTGATTGATGGTTTGATCTGTGCAGAATACTTTGTCTTTGTAAACAGTTGCACTACCACTCATTAAGCTCATATCATAATATCTACCCTCTTTGAGTACAGGACTAAACGTTGCAGACAATCTTTTAAAATTGCCGTTATCAGAAGCACTTACACTTGATGAAAATACTTCTTTGTTCTTGCTTGTATCTCTTAATTTTAAAGTATATGATGATGCGTATGTTCTTGGTATCACATCAATATTCTGTGCAGAACTACTCGTTGTCAAAACCTTCATACTTATATAGTCTGGTGCTTCTGTTTCTTGTGAAACAAATGTCAAAGAGTAACCATAAAGGTCGCCCATTGCTGCACCATTACTGAATGTACCTGTTGTAAGCTCACATCCGTGATCTTTTCCCACTAATCTAAAATTGCCATTGTAATCCTCAACAATTATGTGAGGTCTTGATACTGCTAGTAATTTAATTTCTGCTTGAGTTTTCTCTTCTTGGAAGATCAAGTTCATCACTACTGTAGTTTCGTAGAATGTTGTACCATTCTCTCTTGATGATGTTACTGTAGTGTCCATTGTAGAGTTCCCTTTAACATCGAACTTCATAAATGTTGGCGAACCACCAAAGTCTGTGATCATTTCATTTGCGATAGTCAAAGCACCTAATGTACCAAAATCTGCAAACGTGATAGACTTTAATCCACCTACCCCTGAT